ACGATAAGCTGAGATTGAAAGCTGTACGGCATTGAGCATTGTCCGTAGCCGTTAATAGTGCCGATAGTCGAATAGCTGCTTGCGCTGTCAACTGTGATCAACTGATTGCCTGAAACCTGAAACAACTTGCCAAACCTGTCGTTGAAAAACGAGCCGCGACAAGCGCCGCTTGCTGTCATTAGCCGCTTAATACCTGGATGCGAAATAAGATAACCTTGCGCGCCCCTGATTTCTTTAGGTATGGCAAGCATATTCTTTGGCATAAAGTCGCGGTAATCAGTTTGTGCGCTTAGCTTATCACCGCGCACAATTGGCACTTGAATTTCAGGCATTAGCAATCACCCTTTGTGTGCGGATAGAATGGCTCAGGATAACCAAAGTCTTTCCAGCCTTGACCGTGTGGCATGTCTGGACGGCGCTTAAGCTCGGGCACTTGGATCATCAGCACTTGCAAGTTCTCCATGCTTTCGCGTGCATTGTCCATGTAGCCATCTGTGAGCATCACTTGGTAAATTGGTGCGATGCGCTTGCCAAGCTCGTAGCTGATGGCAGACATTGCTTGGTCAGGGAATCCGGCTATAAAATCCATGTCGGCAGATTGAACGTCAGTTGTCTCAAGCCGCATTACTGGCGCAAGCTCAAGCATCATTTCTTTGTATTCTTCAAAGCCAATTTCAAGCATGTCAGGCGTTGGCTGTCTCATGCCGTTAGCGGCAGTTATGCCAGCTTTGCGAAACGCTGAGTTGATAACATCTTTAATTGTGTACATTGGTGCGCCCTCAAGTTTTGTTTAGTATAGCGCAATAAAAAGGGCGCATAAAGCGCCCTATTGATAATGACAATCTATTATGGATTGCCGAAGAATTGACCGCAGCCATGCGGGATCAGTGTGGCAAAAGCTGGCAGCAAGTCAATCCGAACGCCTTGGACGTTTGTGATTGGATTTGATGACATTGTTGCGCGCATTGATAAGCCAGTACTCGCAGAAGTGAATACGCTTGAATCCCAACCTTGCAGCTTAGGCAATTCAACAGTGCCCATTGCAATCGCTTTCTCATGCATGAAGATGTTTGGTTTGTAAGTGGTGCTTGCAGCGCCAAGAATTACAACCGCATCGCCAGAAGTGATTTGGCGGTTAACAGTGTTGAACTGCGGGTTGGCGCTATCAAACACGCCAGCAACTGACAGCGTTACTGTAATGTCGTTACCAGATGCAGCCGCAGCAGAAACAACAGTTGCAGTGAACGGAACGGCAGCGCCATTACGGAACAGCACTTGCTTAGTTTGTTGGTTGATCCAAGATGTAGCAGTGAACTGCACTTGATCACCAACAGCCAGCGCTTTAGCAGCTAATGATGCACCAGTTAAAGTGACAGTCATTTGCATGGTGTCTTTAACTGTGCTGTAAGTCAGTGTTGGAGTTGTTTTGACTGTGACAGTCGCAGCACCAGCAGCAGAGCCAGCAGTACGGTTTGATAATGCGTTAGACATCAACGCACGCACGCCCGCAAAGTTACCAGCAATCTGAGCATCTTCCCACGCTGAGCGGATTAGCTCGACGTTAGCAGAACCTAAAGCGCCTTGCTTGTCAGCTAATGCTTGAGCAGCCCACGGGTCCATGATTGCATACTTGCGGCCAGTGTTTAAACCTAGGTCGCTCAGGAATGAACCGCATTGCGCAACGTCTGACCATTTAGTGATTGCAGTGCCAACAGTACCCAATTGCAGCGAGCCGTTTTTCAGGATGTAAGCGCCAAGCTCTAACTCAAGCTCGGTGTTCATCTTTTCGTAAGCTGGAGCAAGGATTTCATCCCATTGGCTCAGCTTTAACGCCTGTTCGATTTGGTCGTATTCAATCCAAACCGTGCAGTAGTTGCTGATGCGAGCTTCAATCTTGCCAGATAACAACGCGCTTGAAGTCTGAGATGTCAAGTCGCCTGTCGCTGTGCGGCTTGCTTTGTACTGCATAGGGCGCTTCAGGAATACAGCTTCACCTGTGTTTGGGTTTAACTCGCCTTGGATAACCTGGCGATCAACTGCGTTTAATAAAACGTTTGTGCTTTTGAAACCTTCAGCAAATTTCTTAAGTGTAATCTGACTGACGTTACTATTTAAATTATTCGATGGCATGATAGCCTCCTATTATCGAATGATGGCGTCTGGGAACATATTTTTAAATTTGGATTCACTAGCCGATACTGGCTTAGTTGATCCTGCTTTAACTTGTGGCGTTGCTGAAACGGATGTCTTGACCTTTGGCGCAGACTTAACCATTTTCGACAACTTGCCAATTTCTACACCAAGCCCCACTGGGTCAGATGCAAGCTCGGCGAGTCGCTTCATAATTTCCGGCTTTCTGCCTGCTACTAAAACGATTAACTCCGGATTATCAGCGTGCATCAAAATTGCGTTTTGAGCCGCTAAAGGCAGTGAGTCAATCACATTTTTCTCAGCAGTAGCGTAGTCAGGAAACTTGCTAGCAACTTTTGTTTTGCGCTCGTTGTATTCGGACAACTTGACATTGTACGCCTGTTGCAGCTTCTCGACTTCAGCGCTTTGCTGTTTCTGAGACTCTTCAAACTCGCGCTTTTTGGTAAAGTAAGCAGCCATCTTTTGTGCTAGCTTGTCTTTATCCCAATCAACATCAGCATCTTCTAAATCAGGCATCTTTTCAGAAAATTCAGCTACCGCTTGCACTGGCTGTTGCGCTACAGATTGCGCTTGCTTTAACTGTTTATTCTCTCGCGCTAGCTCTTTGTATTGCTGGCGCAGATTCTTTGCCCAATTCGGCGCATCTTCAGGAATTTCGTCATCGCTGCCCTGCTCAGCGTCTGAAGTTGGTGAAACTTCATCATCACCGATTAATAACGTTTCTTCAGTCTCTTCAAGCTCCGCTGGCTCGTCGGCTTGCGCTTCAACTTCTACCTGCTCAACTTCTTCGACCGCTTCAACTTCATCAATCTCGATGCTATCTACCTGTTCTGACATTTTTAACCCTTTTCAATTACTCGATGTAACGCCATCGGAGGCGTCAATATTATGGCGCGTCAATAATCTGGCGTCAAGTTATTGGCTAAAATCCATTTTCATTGCATTGGCTGTTGTGCTTATTGCGTCTTGATTAGCTTTGAATGCTTGCGCTTCTTTCAAGTTAATCTCTGCGCCAACCCGCTGAGCTTCAAGCTGCAACTCTGCTCGCTTAAGCTCATATTCCATCAGAAACTTCTGGTACTCCATTTGGTTTTTCTGCTCAGCAACTGCGGCTTTCTGCATTTCAGCTTGCGCCAACAGTACATTTGCATCAACTGGCGGCTGTTGTGCCTGCATTTCTTGCTGAAGCTCTTGCACAATTTCTGCATCTTCTTCTTCAGCTTTCTTAACGCCATTCTTGAGCATCTGCTTGCGGTTAAAGCGCTGCAAATCTTCCACGCCTTCGCCTTCTGTATTGGCGATAACCATCGACATGATGACTGAATAATATGGGCTATCTGGCGGCGTTGTCTGCATCAGATTCATTAAATCTCTGCGAGTCTGTGTGCGTCTTGCTGAGAATGATTCACCAACATCAACATCAACATCAAACTTGCCTTGCGTAATGTCATTCAGCACAGCAATCTTGCCAGTTTGCTTGTCAGTGATCGTGCCTGTCAGTGTGCCAAAGCTGCGATTGCCTTCTTCATCTTCCATCGCAACGGTGAACTCTGAACCGTATATTTCACGCGCCATAGACAGCCACACTTTGCCGACATACTTCATTGTCATGGCTGCGTTGTCCATGTAGACAAATGACTGAGCATCTGAGCGGCTAAAGATTGCCTCAACAGTGTCTTGCGCCAAGTTTGACGGCATTTGCTGCATGTTCTCAGCACCAGTTATTTGCTGGATGTTCTGCCCAGCGTATTCCATCAGAGTCATTAATGCTGGCGATACTTGAGCGGGCTGCAAGTAACTAGCTACTGCGGCAGGCTGAATGATGTTGCCGTTTTTGTCCTTAACTGACCGTAGCGGCAAATAGGCGTTGCGCTTCTTGTTGCGATTAGCCCAATACTTTTCTAGCCCTTGCACGTTCTCAACGTCTAACACCGGAGTATTTTCAGAGCCAATCGTTGCAGCATCAGCAAGCATTGAAACCATCAAGTTGTCTAGCCGTTGCGCATCCATCGCCTTCGTTACATGGCCCTCAATGCGCTCTTGGTTGTCAATAAAGTAGCGCTTGCCGTATTGCATGGCAATTGGAATAAATTCACCTGGAATACGCTTTGGAGTCTCTAGCCATTCGTCGCCATCAAAAACGCCTGAATAAACCCTGCGCTTTTTGATTGTTCTGCGCTCAACTTCAAAGAATCCAGACTCAGCCAATTCGTCAATCACATCTTCGACTTCATCAGACAGGTAGACAGCTTTTTCATTGGTGACTGGATTAAAGAAGGCGATTGCATCAACTTTTTCAATGCGAATTTCAAACCACTTGCAAAGCGTAACGGCATCTTGAGTACACCAGTCATTCCAAATGCCTGACTCGATTTTAACAACGCTTGCTGGCTCTTTTTCGTATTCAGTACGGAAGTCATCCGGCGTCATTGTGTACGCCATGCCGCACCACATAGCATCAGACTTGTCGTAAGATTTTGCAGAGTTATCCCAAAACAGGCAGCTTTGCGAGTCGTAGACCGGATAAAACATTGGGCGTAGTTGCTTGTTGGTCGGGTCTTCTGGATCTGCATATTCTGCGCAGACTTCAATTGCACCCATGCCGCCAGTTACTGCGTCATCAAAGCAGTTGATTGCAGCAAAGTCGCCGTTAGAACGAATCCAATCAGCTCTGAAAGCCTTATTCATCTTTCCGGCAAGTTCAATGCTAGTGTATTCATCAGATGGCCGAAACTTAACTGTTATCTTGTTGCGTCGATATTCAGAGATAATCCGGTCAACCTCCCGCGCCACTTTGTTTAGCTCGAAACGTGGGTATTTATCCATGTTTTCAGCTAAGTCAGTGCCTGCGAAAGTTGAGCCTTCCCACTGTGCGCCAGGTATGCGAGCAAATCGAATTGATTCGATAATCTTTTCGCGCACCTGTCTCGTTGACTCATCGCCAACCGCTTTAGTGAACCGCTCTTTCGCTGACTCGTACCAGTCTTGTCTAGTCATTCGTGCCATTTTGTTACCATCCCATCGTTGGAATATTTATATTTGAATAGTCTACCACAGGAACCGGATTATAGTCAGTTTCTGACATCATCACGCAGTCTGCCAAGTTTGGCGAGTTAATGCCTAGCTTTTTCATTTCCTGCTTAGATGCAATCTGATAACCATTGCCAGAGCCTCGCTTTCTTGGAATACGGCAAAGCTCGGTGCGCAATTGCGCCAAGTCTTGGCAATCAGAGCTAAAGCTAATCATTTCAGCAGGGTCTGTGTATTCGCCGTGAATAACTGCGCGATAAGTGCGAAAAACCCTTTGCGCCAGCCTAAAGTATCTTTGTGCGCGAATGTTGGCGAAAAACTCTTTATTGCTGATTTGCTTGGTTGATTGCTCAATATAGTTTTCAGCAATACCGTCAGGATCATCAACTGAGCCAGAGCCGAAGAATTCTTCAATCTCCATACGTGCGGCACTGAAAGCGTCACCCACTTGTCTGCGGAGTGACAAGCCAATACCTGTGGCATCATAGACAAACTTGTCAGCCCCAACAGAAATCGCTGTCTCTGTGGCTATATCGCAAGCGCTATTTACATCACCACCGATGATGTTAATCAGGTTTGTTATGACTGAGCCATGACGCACGCAAACGCCCTTAGCATCACCTGAATCAGCAGGGTCATGCGCAACAATCTTAGCGCCTTTCTGCCGCCAACCTAACTTGACATGAGCATCAATGCAGGCATCAAACCATTCAGCAGTTATGATTGCATCTGGCAAGTGATCGTTAAACTCACCAAGCCAAATATGGTCGTACAATGCTCGGCTGAAGTTGGCGTATGCAAATTGCCTTTCACCCTCTAAACCTGAGTCATCAAACCACGGATTATCCTCAAAGTTCATTTTGATAATTGTATGCAGCTCATCAATATAAACGCCATCTGCGTCAAGGTGTGCTTTGTATGGAGCTATAAAGCGTTTACTGAAAGGGTCGTTGGCTGACTGAGGATTACCTATGAAAACAAGCTGTACGCTGCGCAAGGTGTCTTCATCAATGATTTCTTTCTTGCCGCCAAACTTAGTTGGTAAACCAGCTTTTGCAATGTTTCGCGCTGTTGGCGTCAATACGTTTAAAGACTTCTCAGAAAGGAATTGGCTTTCTTCAATAACAAAGCGATTGAAGCCAGCAGCAGACTTAACAGACTCAGGATTTCTTGCTAAGCCTTGAAAGCTGAATGAGCCGCCGTTCTCGTGATATATACCGTCATTCTGTGACGTATAGCCGATCATGGCTAGTCGCTGCATCTCGATGTTAAGCAGTGAATAAACAGAATCGCGCATTGATGCTTGGAATTCTCGAAGCTCCATGACCTTGTACTGAGCATCTTTGACTAAAACTAAGTCGATGTCAGCTTGGTTATTTGACTTTCCTGAGCCGCGACCGCCGACAATAACGACAAAGCGAGTCTTGGCCCTTAGCGCAATTTCCATCTTAGCGGGGATGAATATCGTTGGCGGTCTATCAGTCTTTTCCCAATCGCCGCCAGCGTACATGATAGAATGAGTCAAACCTTTGACAGGGCAGACAACTCCGAAAACTTCTTTAATGTCAGTCGATGCTTGAGCGACTACTTTCTTTGTTTCTTGCTCAAGTTTTTCGAGTCTAGCTTTTGTTATGCGCATTATTGCGGCTTGCCTGCGTCATAGTCTCCGCGCTTAGCTCTGCGATACCAAGCCCATAAAACAAAGGTTCGCTCAATACATAGCGCAATTACTGCATAAGTTGAAAACAACTGAAGCCAATCCAAGTGCCATAACCAGGAAAACAACGGCATAAGAAAATCTGGAATGTAATCAGAACCTGTCGGGCTTAGCTGATATGCAGCAGATGCGCCACCAATCCATGTAAATGACTTGTGCATAATGCCATTAATGTATTGCGGAACATCATTGCTCAGGTGGCTTGCTGCGTCTTGCAGCGCGTGTTTGATGGATATGCTCACGGCGTTTTTCCTGTTGGCAGATACGCTTAATGCGTTTCCAGCAATTATAGATGAAAAAAGCCCCTATTAACAATGCTATGAATTCTTGCACGGCTGAAGCTCCCTTTCATCAATTGCCAAAGCGCATAAACTTCCACAGCGCCGATTAAATAACTAACTGAATTATAATACAAAGTTTCGTACCCATTTGACAGCCAAAAATCAACTGCACTCAGATAGTATAGGCAAGAGATAGCGAGCATTGCATAACGTAAACTTGATAAAATTCTGATAAATGCTGCTGCAAGCACTGCGTAAATAGTTGCGCCTATCAAGCTCATGAAAAAATCATTGATAGGAAGCAAGAAAGCAAGCTCCCACAAGGTATACGCAAGAAGAAGTACAATCGCTTGGCGATTAAATAAAAAAGCCACAGCAAGAGCTGCGGCCATGATTACATCAAAACTAGCAGCGGCCATTTTTAATTGGCTTTTTCTTTGATTGCTCAGTCGGCTTGGGGTCACGCGGTTTTTGCTTGGTTGGCATTGCTACATCTCCAAAGTTTAAGTTATCGCCGTGACTCATCCTGAGCAGCTCCGGCGGTTTAGTATAGCATTTATTCAGCAGGCATACGCAAGAAGCCTGCGTCAAACAAATGGCCAGCTATAAACTCAACAAAATCTAACGCCTCGTCCCTCTGAAAGGCTGGCAATGACACAGCAGCATCAATCACGCGCTTTTTCTCTGCTTCGTAGGTTATAGGCTTAAAGCTTGACTTGAAACCGCCAAGCAGCTGCGGGCCGCCGTCAAGCAGTACGCATATATGGCCTAGATTATCAAAGCCAATAACAAACACTTTTTTTAGCTTGCCACTCATACTTAAGTAGCACTCGGTTCCTGCTGGCGGATATTTTGTTGACTTTTGCGCTTCGTAATCAAACCAATCACTTACGTTTTCAGCATTTGACTTACTTTCTGGAATTTCACTTATGTCCACACTGTTGCGCTTATTCATTTCTTCAACCTCATCAATTAATCCAGATTTAAATGTACCACATAAGCGCCATCTGTCAACTAGAAAAACAAAAACCGCTCTAGGCGGTCAATGTTTGCTGCGGCTTCGGCATCGAGCAGCTACGACGGAAAGGTAGAAGCCGTACTATGTGGACGGAAAGAACCTGCCTTCAACAATTTCAAACGGGAAGCTATATCAAGCTGAGGAAGCAACTTTAGTCTGTAACCCGTTATCATGGCATTGTTGCCAACCAGTGGATAACCAATACTACAACAACTAAGCCTTTCCTGCTAGTGATTGTTCAATCTTTTCCAGTCGCTCAAGCAACTCGGTTGATTCTGCAATGGCTATTGAGTCTTTGATCATACCTATTAGCATTTGGCCATGCTCAGCACTAATACCGCCGCTTGTTACTGCCAGGAATATAGACTCGCATTTCTGTGCGTGCGTAGCGCCTTCTGCGATGTTTAAAGTTATCTTCTCACCTGTCGGCTTAAGTGGCGGCTGCAATCGCTTCATAGCCTCACTGAGAAGCATTGGCACTGGCGGCTGACCATCTACTGTATTTCCCAAGCCGATTCGGATAACCTTTTTAAAAAACTCTTTTTCGTCGCCGCCAGTTTCTTCTTCGATGGCTGCGAGCATAATAGTTTTCTTGCCAAGCCCTCTCGGTAGCCTGTCTTCATAGTCCGGTTGTCTGTCTGTGCTATATGTCATTTGTAAACAGTCTTTTTTGCTGAGATGTTAAAAGTATAGCGCACAAAAAAGCCGCTGTTAAGCGGCTAATTCTTCAGTATTATTGATTCTCACAAAATGCCATAAGAAAGCATCCGGCCAGTGTAATCCAAAAGATAAATTTTAGTGATACCCATATCAGATCAGCAATAAGCTCTATCAGTTCCATTATTCCAATTCCGTTATATCAAGCTCAACAATATCATCAATCGCAACCTTATGCTGCACCTGTAGCTCAAACACCATAGGCTGCACAAGTGCAAGCATGTTGCTGGCTGTGATTTCGGTCTGGATAAAGTCGCCTGCGCGTGTTGTTGCTGCTATGCGGTATGTGTTCATTCTAGCCCATCCTTTTTCATATATTTAACTGCTGACGCGAGTACTTTGTTGAATTCTTTTTCTGTTAACTCAACGCGAGCTGCATTAAGAAAATAATCACCAAAAGATAAAACCTTGCTTGGCGGATTTATTTTCCGCTTAATTTCTCTTATCTGCTCGTTTATTTTAAATATCTCTTGACCAATATCGCCGCGCTGCTGCTTCGTGACCTTGCCGCTAAATTTCAAGAATCCATTAAGCTCTCTGGATTTCTCTTGAAGCTCTAGCAGTTTGGCTTTATTTTCTTTCATTTCTGATTCTATCTGCTTTGCCTCACTTACCAACTCATCAGTTTTTATGTAATTGTCAAACTTGGCGCAATTCTTTTGGTTTGCAACCAGTGCTGAAACTTTGTTTATTGCTTTGCTAGTTAGTAAATCCCAGTTCATGCTATCAACTCCAATAAGTTATCAATCAATATCTGCTCAGTTAAATCATCAACAAACGCTGGCGGTGTAGGTACGGCGCACCATGAAGCGTCAACAACTTCGCACTTGCCTTTGCAGTCGTCAATCAGCGCCTGATGTTCGACTCTCAGCCACTCAGTTAACGCGCTGTGCTTATACGGCGCTGCTAATCGTGTCCACTTGGTTAGCGTTTTACTCTTTCCGTTGCGCTCGACTGCATTAACCACCAATAAGATAGCCCATTTGAAAGCTGTTCTGTCTAAAGCCTGCGCAACTGACTGACCTACTGGCTCAGGCTTCGAAGTCTTGTAGTTGATTACATCAACGCCTTTGTCTACTTCGGACAGTTTCATAGTCAACGCCAGGTTGCGCATTGCCATGATGCTTTGTGTGATTAGTCGCTTGTTTTGGTTGTGTGGTTTTCTTTTCATCTAACCATTACCGATAAAGCCCAAAATATTGCACAAGCAATCAGCAGCATAATTACCATCATCCAAACAACTTGAATTAAAAGCACTACAAACCCAAGCGATGAATTTTTAATCTTAACCGCATCAAACGCGAATGCTATCAAGCTCAATAATGATGCAACAGCTAAAATAGCCCAAGCCAAATATGTTTCGTTCATTTCTTCTTTCCTCAAGCGCCGAAGCGCTATTTGCTATACTGTTGGGCCAATTTCATCGCTTGACGATCTAACCAGTCATCAGCAAACTTAGTCAAAACCTTCGCGCAAGTTGCCGGATCGCCACCTAAGAACATCAACTGAATCGCTTTGCAACACTCAACATCAAACGAAGCATCGCACTCCAGTTCCTGAATGAAGTCGCTCGGCTTAATATCACTGCGGATTTGCTGCGCCAAGTGTTCTAGTCGAGCTTGCTCTAAGCTGTCCCGCTCGCCTTGATGGTCGATTGTTAGCCAAAAGTCGTGTACTGTCATTTCTTCAACTCCCCAATCACAAAACCAGTCCCGCATTTAGATTTAATCAGCTCGCCTTGTGCGATTAAGCGCTTGGCAATCTCAAGGCTGTTAGGGCCAAGCTCCGACAGTCGCAGCACGCCGTTGGTGGCTTTTTGTTTTACTTGGTATGTTAGTCCTTTCATTTGTACGACACTCCAATTCCAATTTCGGTTAATGACTGTCCACAGGCATCAATTGCTTGTCGTGGCGTGTCGTATTCAGACCAATCAGGCAACTCAACAACAATCGCCGCTCGGCTGGCTTGCCATGCTTGCCATAATCGCTCAGTAGCGCCATGGGTATATTCGCCATCAATTTGCTGCACGTTTCCTGTATGTGATTTTTTAAACCACTCTTCAAACTCTTTCCGCATTTGTTCACTCATTCCTCTTCCCCTTTGTAATTAGTCTCTGCCGTCTTAATCCAAACAGCGCCTTGCTCGTCAATCTTTGCGCCTGCCTTTACCCATCGATCAACCGTCGCATGGCATCGGTTTAGCACCTTGCCAGTTTTGCGCAGGCTGCCGTATTTGCGCACTAGGTCTGATACTGGTTTCATTTCATCTCTCCGTTGTCGTTTGTGATTCTAATGTATCACATCTGCGCCAATGGTCAAGCTGAAAGTTGCTTTATTTTTTGCTTTCTCTCCAAGCCTTGCATCTTTCAGCTTTACTCAATGAATTTCCGTTATGAGTCTTTTTCTTTCCATAGACGCACTCATAATCAGATTTACACCCTAACTTTCTTCTTCTAACTATGGTATTTCCAGCAACTAAAACGCCTTCCTGCCTAGACCACCATTGCGCAGTCCCAGAAACTCCGTCAATAGTGAAAGTGTGAGTGTGCAGCCTTCCGATATAATTTTCAGGCTTATTAGATCTCTTCACGTTACAGGAATTGCACAAAATTCTTAAATTACTTTCCGAGTTGTCAGACTTTATTTCGTTAATGTGATCAACGTGGGTATCCCTACTATTCCAATTTGTTAGCGCCCCGCAAATTTCACAGCTAGGAATGTTGTCTCCGTACTTTTTATACAAAACAACCCTATGCTCATAAACCTCACCATTAGAGTTAGCCAATGGATGATCAGGAATAAACAGGCAAATATAACCTGCACTGTGAACCCTTACTTTTTGCCTAGGCTTCATTGTTAAATCAAAAGTGCCATAACGCATAAATCTAAAATAATGCTTCTGGCACAACTGATCTTTCTTGTACATACACTC